GGATCTTTGTAAATGTCACTTGTCCGGTGGCCTGTAACTTTTTGTATCTATCTGTGATTATATCTGGATCAAACCCTGCCAACCAACAAATTTTAACGAATACCGAATCAGGATACATAAACCAATTATGAGCATCGATCTTATAATAAGTTTCAGTCTTAGATGGATTAGGATTTAAGGCGTCTTCAAAAGCTTGTACAATGATAGCTTGAAACAAACGCTGCTCACATGGCCTATTTTCTTGTATCAATACTGAGGTAATATTAGTGCCCAAACTTTTTAACAAGTGTGGAGAGTAACTCACGGTAATGTTCCCGAATCTGTTTAGGAGAATCGATATCTAACACCCAAAGATAATCATCATAGCATTCATTTATTAACGTGCATTTGTCCTGGCCAGGAAGTTCTGCACAGTGTTCAATCGTACTATTTCTTATCTCAGTAAGGCCTTTTTTAGAATAATTCATCTGCATAACCACGGTGTGGGAAAAGATATGGATGTGGAATTACACCGTGGTCAAGCATTATTTTACCAGTTTTAAACCTTTTTCTTTCGCAATAAGTTTTCTACCGGACTTCCATTGATTCTCGACTATCTCAAGAAATAGAAGACTAAAATTTCCTAAACCAAAGTCATTTCCACAATACAACTGAAACATTACAGAAGTAAGCTCATCATAAGTTTTCTTGTTTGGGCATACCATAACAAGCTTATTTAAAGCTTCTTTCAAATGCTCTTCACTGCTTTTTCTCACAGTTTTCGCCACTAAATCTCCTTATTAAGTTAAATTAGTATGCTCGTTGTTCGCTGAAAATAAGGTGTTTTATGAGCCCCACCTTTTCATTTTAGGCTTAGGAATACGTATGTTCGTTATTATGACATCTGTTGCAAAATTGCAACAGTTTAATTTTTAAAAAATGCGGGCATTAAGTCAGTAAGGAGGTAATGTTATGAATAAATAATTAATGGGGGCCAGTCTCCCGCGCCCCCACTCAGCCTGCAGGCTTATTTACCGTTCAAGAGTTTCTTTCCTTGAGATAGTAAATTCTCTTTCATATTCTGATAGCTCTTGCCTTCTTTTCTTGCTATCTTTTTAATCTCTTCGTCAACTAGTTTAGCAATCATGCTACCTGGTCTTCTAAAACCATTTTTTCCCATTGCTCTAATGATGCAATATGAATCAATATCAACTGCACAACTTTTCCATTTACTTATATCCATGGTTCTCCTTTAATTATTTTTTCTTTCTCTTTTTTTGTAAAACCAATAACATTTATTCTTTTGCATTTGGCATTTAGATTTTCAATTTTTTGAACTATTTTCATGATTTTATCTATGGGTCTTTTCTTAAATTTAGTCATCCACAACCAATTCCAAAAAGATTGAAATCTATTATTCCATTTTTTATTTTCATAATTTTCTACTTTACTAATTTCATATTCTAATTTTAGAATATTTTGAGATGATTCACTTAAAGCTTTAAATATTCTGTATGATTTTCTATTATTTCTCATAGTTCTCCTAAAAAAATATTAAATATGATAAACCACCAAATATAAGTAATAATATTTTAGGTGGTAACAGTAATAATAAAGCTATTAATATTATTTCAATTAGGTGTCTGTGCATCTCTTTCATCCTTTTTACGTTCAATCTCGTCCCACAACAGACTTGTTGCTATCTCCGAGTTAATTAAATAAATTGGCATGTCTGTAAAATTAATAGAACAAGAAGTTAGTTTTGTCATCTGATCTTGAAAGTGTTGATCTGAATATTCTATCTCATTGCCATTCGCTGACGTAATTTGAGTTTCAGATAGTATTTGATCAACCTCTTTTATCCATGTTCTCCAACACTCTGATGCAGACTTAATTCCTTTCATATATTCTCCAAGTATTAAAACAACTTATCATCTTGTCTAATGCTTCATGAAATTTTATTGATGCATTAAGATTATCTTTACAATCAAATTCTCTGTAAAGTGCATTGTTTACGTGTAATGAAAGTTTATTTGCATCTTCATCAAAAGTAAAAACAAATTTTCTTACTCTAGATTCATCCATGTCTTTATCTTTAATTTCCCACTCAGGTTTTAGAACTAATGGTTCAGCTGTTTGTGCTAAGCCAGAAGTTGCTTTTAATGTTTCAAGAAGTGGATCAGTTGTTATTGTATACATAGAGGCATTTCCTGTGGATGCATTTGCCGCTATCTTTGAATGTGCAGTTCCGGTTGTTGTCGCCGTCGCCACACCTTGTATCTTTTGATCTTTAGTCATGTTATCCTCTTTGTTAATTAATCTCGAATATATAATTTTTAATGGGATATGCAAGGATAATTTTATGAAAATTTTACTAACTCTTGTAATTTGTAGTTTCACTACTGGTGATTGTATTGCCCCACATACTGTAAATAAATCATTTAAGGATATGCACGATTGTTTAATGAATGGCTATCAAATGGCACAAGAAAAAACTAAAGAAATAGGTAGAGAAGAAGTAAATAAACACGGCATTTATGTTAAATTTTACTGTAAATCTGTCGAAGAAATTTAATTATTCACAAATATGGCCTTGAATAGTTCCCCTACCATCATTTAGATACCAACCATTTTTACTAGCATTTTCAAATTCTTTATAAGTGGATATAGCCTCTCTATGATCATCACCAAATAGTAAACATTCGTGTACTTCCATAGGTCGTGTTAATTCATATTTCTCTTGAATTAAAGTTCCATCAAATAATAATATTAATATAATCAAAGTTTTTGCCATTTTTGCCCCAAAGCACTATACCATTTTTTTGCCTTAATCTACAACATAGGGTGTTGCATTAATATCACATTTTGCTATATAATACCTTATGAAGCTTTATCGCATCCAAGCACGATATAAAAAAATGTATTTTAATGGGACGCTTGAGGCATCAGATGATAAGGCTGCTCTTGACACGTTTACGAATGGCGTTGAATCAGGAGAAATAAAAGGCATTGAGGAGTCTTTCTATGACGCTTCAAGACCTTTAATAACATTCGAGGAGATTGATAGAAATGTCATTACAACAACTGGTGTCAAAGAAACTTCAGTTGGAGTCCAAATGGGCGACACAAGCGTTGGGACAGGGTAGAGTTACAACAGATATGAAGTGGATTGACATTCAAATTAAAGACCTAAAAAAGAAAATCAACGAGAAAAGTGTTGATGATGCAAGAAAAGGTCTGTTAGATATCGCTAGTTAATACTGGCTTTTAAAAAAAATTGATATAAATTGTAGGCTATCTATGTCTCCAAAATATTTTTTATGGACAGTCACAGACTTTGTCAAAATTCACAAAAAAAGTTTAATAGAAAAAATTAAAGAGGATAACAGAGGCATAAAGCGTGATAACATTTCATGCACTGACTATCAAAATAGAAATCAACCTGGTTTAGCTCCTTATCAAGTTTACATGAGAAATCATATACTTCATGAATTTTTACAACATTTTAATAAATATTTTCAATCAAAAACTTGTCAACTACATGACATTTGGTATCAAATTTTTAAAAAAGGTGACTTTCACCAAAGACTTACAAATCCAGAAGCTCAATTCACAAATATTTTTTACGTACAACTTCCAGAAAAAGTAACAACTAAAACAGATTTATATGATATTGATGCTAAAGAGGGAGATATTGTTACATTTCCTGCGTATGTTCCACACACCTCACCTTTAAATAAAAGCAATGAAGAAAAAATTATTATTTGTTTTAAAACAAGCATTGACATGGGAATACAATGATACAAAAAATATTAACACTAGGTGCAAAAGTAATGACATCTTATATTCCTGACAATATAATAAAAGAATTAAATGATTATGTTGATGAGGTTATTTTAAACAAAAATTTGTTAAAGGAATTAGACCACGGGTCTAAATTAGCTGGGGACATTACGCAAGAAATAGAACTGCCAACAGAATTTTTAGAAAAATCAAAATGGCCTGAATATATTGGTGATAGGACTGCAGAATACATTAGAGATGGTATGGGTGCTAAAATGAATAAATTTCATCTTATATCAACTTGGGTGGTTAGATCTTTTAACAATGACTTTAACCCTGTCCATTGGCATGGTGGTCATGTGTCCGGTGTTGGGTTTTTAAAAGTACCTAGCACACAAAAATATACTGATGCTAAAGGTAATGATAAAGGCAGGCTTGAATTAATAACTGGACAAAGACATTTTATGAGTCAATCTACTTGTAAAATTAGTCCTAAAGTAGGTGGTTTAGTAATATTTCCTAATTGGATGATGCATACTGCATATCCCTCATCAAGTAATGAAGAAAGAAGGACAATATCTTTTAATGCACAAGTTGATAACACAATTTATGATGTTTATGCAAATACTCATCCAGCTAAATTTTAAAATAAAAAATCTCAAAATGATAAAAAAGCATTCAGTGTCGCATCCAGATTAAAACCCCTGCAACAAGTGATCGTCTACTATTCAATAAAATAAAAAATCAAAAAAACGCTCGTGGTATAATAGGGTAAAAATAAAAAAGGAGAGCAAATGTTTTATTGGAATCAAAAACGTTTAAAAGAACTTAAGGAGAAAGGTTATAAAATAAAATTTTATAATTACGATCCTAGGTTTAAAGACCAGACGATCGAAGAGATTGAAGATCTAGGTCAGGAAGACAAAGAGGACATTCAGTAGTTACTTTATGAGTTTCAGCAAGATCATACCAGGTTTCTATTAACCTGGTACCTTTGCATCTTGGACAATTATTCTTTGGCGTTTCCCCAGCTTGATCCAAGTGCAACATCTGTTTTAAATGGAACTTTGAGTCCTTCAATTGCATTTTCCATCTCCTTTTTAATTCCTATTATATCATTCTCTTCATTAATTGAAAAGCATAGTTCATCATGTATTTGTAAAATGGGTTGAAACCCTTTTTTATAACAATTAATCATAGCTTGTTTCGTTTGATCAGCAGCTGATCCTTGTATTAATCTATTTAACGCCTTATATGTGTATGCTCTTCTTATATTATTACCGTAAACTGCCTTAGCCTCTTCATACTTCATAGCTTTATTCATACCAAACGTAGCAGGCTCCCACATATCAAACCTACATTTTCTACCTTTCACAGTTCTTATAAAACCAAATTTTGAAGCAGAGTTCATTACTGATTCTGCTAATCTTTTTACAAATGGAACTTTATTATGATATTTACTTAATAAATTTTCTGCTGCATCCTTAGATATACCTAACTCTCTCGCTAATTTTGCTTTACCCATTCCATAAAATAAACCAAGATTAATTGTCTTTGCATTTGTTCTTGAGATACCAGCCATATCAGCAACTATTTGATGAAAATCAGCTTCATCACTTTCATAAGCTTTTATAAACTCATCAGCACCTGTAAATGATCCATCAATATCCACGGAGGCAGCGTAATGAGCTACTAATCTTGGTTCTTGTTGTGAGTAATCAAAGCTACCCCATTGTCTGCCCTCTTCAGGTAAAAATAAACTTCTTATTTTATTTCCATATTCTTTGTTTCTTGCTGGTATTTGTTGAAGATTTGGATTAGAATAGCTTAAACGTCCTGATACAGTCCCACCTTGGTCTGATCTCAGTTGATTAATCTCTGAGTGTATTCTGCCTTTGTGTACGTATCTTTGTATGGAGTCTATGAATGTTGAATGGAATTTATTTATTTCTCTTGCTTCTCGTATTAACTGCGCTACTGGGTTATCACAGTTTACTAACCAGTTTTGGGTAAAGCTTGGTTCTCCGGTTTTCGGTGTCCGTGGGTAATCCACACCTATTCTATCAAATGCCTGAGCTACAGATCTAGCAGCCCAAATATCAATATCAAATGTGGTTTCATCTTTTATTTTTTTTAATACCTCACCTTCTTTACGTTTAAATTCTTTTTTAAGAGCATGCGCCTTTTCTTCATTGACACGTATACCTCGTCTTCTCATATCAATTAAAATAGGCTGCAGCTCCATTTCAAGGTCCCACACATCATGTAAACTTTGTTTATTTATCTCTTGTTTTAAATATTTCCAAAGTTTTAAAGTTAATCCTGCATCTTGTTCAGCGTAAAAACCAACATAACCTGCAGGTAATCTCCATAAATCTTGTTTAGCATCAATACCCCACTCTTTAGCTTTTTCATTTAAAAAAGTTTCATTTTTTATTTCACCTAAATAATCTTTAGCACAAGCATTTAAAGCAAAACTGTATCTATTTTCGTCAACTATAGCAGCAGCTATCATAGTGTCTACAATCTTACCACGAATCTCAAAGCCATTAACTAAAAGCCAACCTACATCATAAGACGCATTATGAAAAACTTTAGTAGCAGGGGTTCGTAATACATTCTGCATCCAAGCTGTAGTTATACCAAGATCCATATTTCCCCCAGCATCATGTGCTATCGGAAAATACCATTGTTTATCAAACGCAGCTACAGCAAATCCTACAATGTGTCCATTAAAGGTTGCCCAGCCTGAGCCCTTTGTTTTTAAATCTGGATCTTTGGTTTCTAAGTCAATCGCTATTTCTGTAGCTTGTGATAAATCAGGATACTCACTAGGGCAAACCCAATCACTATCGTTATAAATAAAATTTAATTGATGTGTCATTTATTAATTACGTAAAATCCTATTGTGCATATTATTACAATCATAATGATACTAACTAACAACATTCCTAATCCATAAATTATAGTCATTTTTTTTTAGTGAAGTGTTTTATTATAGTTAATGGATTTATACTTATATCGTCTTTTAGTGGAACGCAGGACATAGGAAAGAATATTATTATTAAACATATAACAATAAGCACAATAAATTTTTTCTTTTTCAACTATAACTCCATTTCTTTCGCATTCACAGCATTTATTTACTTTTTTTTGCATCTTTTAATTTTAATATTTCTAACTGACAATAGTGAATTACTTTTTCTAAATCTTGTATCCCGTTTTTCTGCTTGTACCTGCACACGTATTTTATGACGTTCCCTTGAAAAAACGTGAGTTCATTTTTTGAAATAAACTCAAATGGTTGTATGACCATATCTTTATAATGAGATCCCCCAATTTGTTTTGTTTGAGGAAAAGCTTTTGAAAATAAATCTTTATGTGTCATACTCTTTTCTCACCCTCTCTAAATTTTGGATACGAAAACCAACCTGTAAAAATCATTTTTTCATGCTCATTTGTTATTTGACCTCTATGAGTGTGTGTCCATTCTGCTGGCCAGATAATTGTCAAACCTTTTTTTGCTGGTATTAATAATTCTTGATAATAAAACTCCGTGCCTGCATTTGGCACATCGTTTAAAAATGTCATAAATACAAACACTCTTCTAGATCCGCTTTCGCTGACACCATTTCTTTCTGCATGCCATTTTTTAAAACCAGCTCCAGGTTTATAAAATTGAAAGTTTGGTGGCTCAACTAATTGAACTTTACCAGCGTTACTAGCTTCAAAATATTGACCTAAATATTCGTCAAATGATTTTTGTAAGCATTCGTAATAATTTTTAAATGGGTGATCAAATCTAACTGGAACTGTACAATCTAATGATTCTTTAAAATCTTTATCTATGCCTCTACTAATTCTACCTTCACTCCATAAATGTTTATTTTTTAAAAAATATTCTACTAAATCATCAACAATTTTATGGTCATACATCCATCCCATAATAAAATCAGTAATTTTTAAATTATCTGTATATCTTTCCATAATTTGCTAAATATAAATTATAATACTTCCCTAATGGAAAGTGGTATTGGTGATATGTTCCTAATAAATGTAATGTATTTTTACACCTCGTGACTCCAGTATACCAAACTCTTAATTCTTTTACTTTCTCTTTTGAATTTTTTTTATCAAAATGAGAAGGAAAGTTACATTTGCTTGCTATAACAACGTTATCTGCTTCACCACCTTTTACTTGATGTATTGTATCTATTGTTATTTTAGGTGGTTTGTTTAAATCAACCCCTTGTTGTATTAATTTGGCAAAGTATTTTTTATCTTTTTCTTTAAACTTTCTCTTAAATACTTGTTCCCAGGGTGCTTTTTCATCACGCATACCACATCTTAAATGTAATTCATCAAATGTAAAGACTTGATTTGGGTGAGCAAAGGACCACTTTTTACTATCCTGTGACCGGTATCCGTGGTCTATGTTTAGTAAATACTCATACATGGTGCAAGCTTCCTCACGGTTTATGCTGCCACCGTCAACTATTTTTTCCCAATATTGTATGGCTAGGTATTGATTTGTTTCAAATGATTTATTACCCTTTACATCTTGATAATATAAGGACAAATTTTTAGCCTCTTCTTGCAACTCTCTCTTTACATCATTAATTCTAGCCAGGACCATCCAATCACCTTCAATATTCCAAGGAACTTTTTTTAAACCATTCCATCTATAAACAAAACCCTCTTTCTGATTAGAATAAAATTCTTTACGAACCCTGTGTTCACCCATAGATAATAATAAACACTTTGAAAAAAAGTGAACATTTTTATTTAGTCTTACAGATTTTTTTAAAACTAAAGATTTACCAGGAAAGTTTTGAAATAAAGTAACATCTGCTCCATTCCATTCATAAATAGCTTGATCATCATCCCCTGCAATGTACACCCTTTCTACATGTTTTGCTATTTTTACAACCATGTCCCACTGTAAAGGTGTAAGGTCTTGTGCCTCATCTACCATTAAAACTTTAAAAGGAATCACTAATCCATCAGTTATGTATCTTTGCACCATATCTGTAAAGTCTAGCCTATCGGGTGTTAGTTGTCCGTTTTCTAATTCCATTGTTTTAAATTGTTCGTATCCTGCTATAATTGATTTATACTGTTGTAACCTAACAGCTTTTCTTGATTGCTGTTTATATAACCACTCAGGGTCAACTTTCATGTTTCTTGCTCTATCATATATTTGTAAAGACCAATTATTGTAAACTTTCTGATCATCCCAAGTATCTTTGTATTTTAACTTAACCGTTCCGTATTGAGTATGGAACATAAGCAAATCTGCTTTTGGATCTAAAACTGGAATTTCAGCAAACTGTTGTCGTGCTAAACTATGTAAGGTTCTAAAATATTTAAAATCATCTTCATCATATTCTTTAAATTTTTTTCTTACTCTTGCAACACACTCATCAACTGCTTTGTTGGTAAATGATATATAACAGATTTCATCAGGAGATAAACCCTGTTTAAGATACCTCTGGACTCTTTTGAGTAGGTTTTCAGTCTTCCCAGTTCCTGGAGGTCCAAATATTTTAATTGTCTTCCCACGCAGCTTTTGTTTTAACGAATTTGACATCTTTATTTTTGTGCTCTGTTTGTTTTGGTAAAGACACAACCCAGTGTCTACTACTAATATTTTGAAACTTTTTTTTAGGTTGCGCCCCTCCTTGTTCTAAAAACTTTGTGCATTCTTTTTCATTCCAATTGTAACCCATTTTTTTTATAAATGATCTAAAAGTTTCTAATTTAAATCTCATTTCTGTTGCATCCTTCCAAATGTTTCCATTATCTATTTGATCAAAATCAGTAGTATCCTCAACATCTTCTAAAAACCTAGACAATCTTGAATTAAATACATCCATACCTTCTTCTTTACTATCAAAACCTTCCATATCTTGCTTATTAGACATGAGTTCTTCTAACCAGTCCCTGTATGGATCAGGATCTCTTTTAGTTGGTTTAAGTGATCTCCACACAATGTCATAATTTAATAACTGTTCACCTAATAATTGTTGTTGATATAATTGTTTTGTGGATAATCTAATAGATTTACCCTGTATTGGTAAAATCCAATATGGCTCAGGATAAGAGTTTACTTTTATAAGTTTACCAACCTCAGGTAAAGCCTCGTTGGCACCGATGCCAAGTTTTCTTTTAATACACTCTGATGATACACAGTGCATTCTTGCAATTGATGTTTTACATTTATAAGCATAGTCCTTATTTTCTACTCCTTTGAATATAGCTTGTAATTCTTTAGGATGTAATTTTTCTGCACAAACTTTGGGCATCATTTCTCTAGTCCATTCTTCGTACATTATTGGATCTGGATTAATTTTTTTAGCCAGGACTGCAACATTAAACATAGCATCATTACGACCCTCACCCTTTTGTACCTTGTTTTTCATAAAATTAATTACACATGGTGGGTAATCTTTTGTTTCATCATCTTGAAAAACTTTTATTTTTTTAAATTCTTTTGGGTTAACTCTAAATTGTTTTACAAATTCATATAAGTTTTCTAATTTTATAGAGTTACCATCATTATCCATTGCAACCCTAGTTGTCATTTCTGCTTTTTGATATGGTAAATTTACAAAGTTACCTTTTCTCTTATCATCCCAATCTTCTGGTGTAAGATCTACTTCATCTTGTGCTGGAAAAATATCTGTTGTGGTATCGTTGATACCTAAATCTGATGCTATCTCTATAAGTTTTCTTCTCATTGATGATGCTTCAACCACACCATCAATATGTAAAATTAAATGTAGCCCATTTGATTTTGATCTATATGGAACTAATGGGTATCTTCTTTGTCGAAGTGTCTTAATAACTTCCTTATGCTGGATATTATAACGATCAACATCGATGACACCCCAACTACATGTATTATCATTTCTAATGGGAACACTCCCATAATATGCCTCTCCAATTAAATGTTGCTTCCAATGATCCTTAGTCATTGGAGAGGGTTCTAACCAATGTTTAAATTCTGCCTTTCCCTTAGAGTTTCTCTTGCCCGTGGGTTTGGACACACCAAAATATGTATTTGAGCCCTGGAAGAGTTCTATAAACTCTTCCAAGGTTTTGTCAAGTAGGACCATAAACTAGAATGGAGTTTTAGGTGCCTGTTCTTCTTTTTGATGATTTACTCTTACAGCTCCCTTCTTACAACTTTCATAAAAGTCATAAGCTCCCTTAAGTACTTCCTCATTCTTAATTGGGCCACTGTGTTCAATCTCCCAACCAAACCAAGAACCTTTATTGTTTTTTTCTAAAACAGTTTTCATAAGGTATTCTTGAGTAAATGATGCGGGTCTAAAATGACCTTTACCATCTGCTTTTGGTTGTCTTAAAGACATCATCATAGAATTCCACTTTTTAGACTTCTTTCTTTGAGTAGACTTCATTGTGATGAGCGCGGTTGATGTTTTACCAGTTTCAATAATCAAGACGTAATGTGAAGCAGTCTCTTCAACATAGTTTCCGTTTTCAAGTCTGTCTTTTCCATCATCACCTCTTGTTGTTTGACTCATAATATCTGAGTCTGCTGGATAGACATTTACTGGTGCTGAAGCACCTTTATCTCTATCTTGCCACTCAATGTATTCGAGTTTGTAGTAACATGGTACTACACGGATGCCCTTAGCACCATCATATAGTTCATCTGTTACTGTGTTAAATATCATACCAGCTTTAGCTTCTGCTATGAATTGACTATCACCTTGCGTTACTTGTGGTGATAGTTGTCCTAATACCTTAAGAAATGGTAATGCTAAACTTTTTGCATCAACATTCTCGAAGCCTACGTCTCCAAACTTCTCGATATTAAGAGTAGTTATTGCACCGGTCTTTTTTATATCTACGTCAGTGCCTGTTGCTTGTCCGTCTTTGAACTTTATATTGTTCTTTATTGACATTATTACTCCTTCGTTGTTATTTTTGTTTTATTAGCAATGTAAACCCCAAACAAATCAAAAGGTAATTTTTTACCACCTTCTACTTGCTCTCTTACAAAAGCTTTGAGTGTCATAGGCTCTACTTTTTGTTTTTTAACATAAGTAAAATTATTTTCCTCACATACTTTTATTAGTTCAGCTACTTGATTGTCCTGTCCTCTGCTGAAAGATGTAGTAATTGTATTTTTTATTAAATCTTCAAAATTATTACTACGCAACCAACCAAACGCCTCTTCAACTCTAGACTCAGGAATTTTTGCAGAATAAAAAGGTTTTACTTCAACCTCCGTGCCGTCTTTCGTTTTTAATTTTGAAACACCAGCTTCCTGCATCATTTCAGGAATAACTCTCTCTTCCATGTCTCTTACTTCAAACTTTAATCGAGCTAGTTCTTCTTCTTTATCTTTGAGTTTTTTTTGGAGTTCTTTGAGTTTTTGACATTTGTCTGAAATTGATTTTACATTTTCTTGACTAATGTCAATGGATGACATTTTTTCAATATCCATATTTTCCTCCTGCACACCTCTTAAATTATCTTCTTGCATTTTGCAAACGAAAAAAATATAAATATTACGGATGTGGAAATACCCGTATAAGACTAAACCTTATGACCATCAGAGAGTTGCATTAAATAGTTCAGCTAATGAAAATCAATGGGCTTACTTTATGGAAATGGGCACAGGTAAAACAAAAGTTACAATAGACAACTTTGCTTACCTTTATTTAAAAAATAAAATTAATTCAGTTTTAATTATTGCACCTAAATCTGTTTATACTATATGGGAAAATGAAATAGAAACTCATATTCCAAATGATATTAAATATAAAATATTTAAATGGAATATAGATAAACCAAAAGATTATGCAAGTTTAAATAAAACAAAAGACTTTAGAATCTTTCTAATTAACGTTGAGGCTTTATCAACTAAAAGGGGATTGGATGCATGTGCAGATTATCTATCTAAAAATACATTAAATTTTGTAGTATTGGATGAATCAACCACCATAAAAAATAGATCAGCAAAAAGAACAAAAAACATTTTAAGATTAAGATCATTGTCCCATATAAGGCGTATATTAACAGGATCACCAATAACAAAATCTCCATTAGATTTATATACACAATGCCAGTTTTTAAGTCCAGAATTATTAGGTTTTACAAGTTATTTAACGTTTAGAAATAGATATGCAGAGATGGCTGATTTACCTGTGGGCTCTGGAAGATTTATACAAATACCTAAATACTATAAAAGATTAGATGAATTAGAAGATAAATTGAAAGGTTTTTCAACAAGAATTAGAAAAGATCAATGTTTAGATCTAAAACCTAAAATAAGACAGAGAAGATATATTGAACTTGAGGGTAAGAATAAGGCTTTATATAATAGATTGCGTGAACATGCTTTGGCAATAGTAGAAGATAGTACAATATCATTTTCAAATAAATTAACAGAAATAATTAAATTACATCAAGTTTGTAATGGTTTTACTAAAGATGATGATGGTAAAATATTACAACTTCATGACCAAAAGATAGATGCCTTGAAGGAAATATTAGATGAAACTGATGGTAAGGTAATTATTTGGGCTAATTACCTTTGGAACATACATCAGATAAAACATGAACTTATGGTTAAATATGGTGAAAGATCTACTGTGTGTATATTTGGTGAAGTATCTGTGGAAGATAGAAGACAGGCAGTTAAAAGAATACAAGAGGATCCAGAAACTAGATTTTTAGTTGCTAATCCAACCACAGGTGGTTTTGGTCTTACTCTTACAGCTTGCAATACTGTAATTTATTATTCTAATAATTATAACCTTGAAGTTCGTATGCAATCAGAAGATAGGGCGCATAGGCTTGGGCAAAAGGGATCTGTAGTTTATGTCGATATTGTGGCAAAAAATACATTAGATGAGGCCATAATGAAGTCTTTAATTAATAAAGGTAAAATAGCAGCAAAAACATTAGGTGAAGAAGAGCTTAAAAGCTGGTTATTGTAGTTTATGAAATCTTTCTAACCTGTCTAAAAATTTACCCCCGTAGTCTTGCAAATCAGCCTCTGAGAGACGAAATTCCTGATATTGGAGGTCTCGGGTGCATATTGCTATTACCCCCTGCTCTATGGGCCCGTAATTCGTTGTATGGGCTAAATAATAGGCTCCTAGCTGTAATTTATAGTCCTCTACCCATTCTTCTCTTTTTGGCCTATTTGCTTGCTTCCAATCCACAATACTAGGTTTTCCATAAGCTATGGCTGTTAAATCGCATGTGCCTGCAAACTTGTTTTTATATTCTAAACTAACCTCATTACCCCAAACCTCATCAATCTTAATATTGTCCAAAATGGTCTTTGCCATCATTCTTGGTCTACTGCCCTCCTCCATGTCATTATAATATCCTTGACCGTTCAAAGCATATTCTAAAACTTGATGCATCTCTGTTCCAACAGTAGAAGCTTTTTTCATAATTTTGTTAGCTTCCTCATTACCAACTCTTCTTCGCCAATCATTTAATTGAGTCATGTCTTTTGTTGCAGAAAGTATTGTTGTAACACTAGGCACTTTAATATTATCAACAAGATATTTTCTACCGTCTGTATCTTGAAATCTATTATAATGTTTGTATGGATATTTTTTGAGAATTTTCATGTAGTATTAATACTACATGTGATTAGAAAGTACAGCTAAAAGGATTGCACCCATTGCACATATAATAAATTTTTCCATTCTAGCTATTCTTGCTTCCATTCTATCTATTCTTTCGAATGTTTGTTTTTGCATGTATCTGCAAATTCTTTCGTGATGTTCTATTTTTTGTAATGCTGATTTTTTAACCACGTGTTCTCCTTTGTGCAATCAATTGACTTAAATTGTCATCAGGAAATAAACCTGCAACTTGTTGTTGTGTCACTTGTCCGGTATTCGGTGGTGTGGGTGCTTGAGCTTGTGGTTGTTGAACTGGGTTTTCTAATTCAAGATCTTCTGTTATCAAACCTCTTTCATCACCTTCAATCTCTTTTTCTTGTTCTTCTGTGTCAGCTTCGTTTATTGTTGCTTGTCTTAAAAACGCAACTGCATCGTTATCTACATCAACGTTACCAGATGTTCCTGAATAATCTTGAGCAAACATTGTTTCAAAGTTTTCTTTAGGTATTGTGTTTTCATCATAAATTGGATCTGGAACTTTACTATCTAATTGTAATAATCTATCTGTAATCTCCTCAGGAGTTACATCTTGTGCTCTTACTCTTGGCACATCACTATCGTTTTCATGTAAATAATTCATCACTCTTGCAAATGCTTCTCGTTTTTGTGTTAAACCTAATCTACCAATCACACCTGGTGACTGTCTTATATTTGCTATGGTTTGTATGTCTCTACCTTTAAAATATCTTCTACCTATACCCAAAATACCAGGTACACCATCTCCTAATTTTTTACCCATTAATGTTGCAACCTGCTCTTCAGGATTAAGAGCATCATTCCAAGCTCTCATTGCAACTGGATCAGTAAGTATTTGACCCGCTCTTCTTGCTAATAAAATAAATAAAGCAGGTGCGAAAGGGTTGACTGCTGCAGATCCTCCTAATACTAATGTTCCTGTTAATGAGTTTAGACCACCTAATTGAAATCTTCTTTGCATAAACGTAGATGTATCTGCAATTGGTGTATCTGATATAGCTTTCATATATGTAACAAATCTCTCAAACTGTTGAGCATTTTTTCTACCACCTAAAATTGTTTCAAATTTTTTTACAGCAACATCATCGGTAATGTCATCAATACCAAGATTTTTTAAAAAAGTGTTAATTTTAAAACCAGATGTGTCCCTTGGACTAAATCTTATTTTTGTAGCATCAAATATACCATCTCCTCTTTTTACTTTTTCAATACTAAAATCTAAAACTTCTTCTGTTCCAACTCGTTTCTTAACCATGGACTCCATAACATCTACCGTCCCATTGACTCCAGCTTTAACGGTAGCTTCATTCATAATTTCATTTAACATTTTTTGACCAGCGGGAGATGCAGATGACTCAAAACTTTTGATAAATGAATTCCACATCCATCTTGCTTTTGCCGCGTTGTATAAGGCCTCTCCTCCACCTTTTGTTATTCCAATCTGTGCACCTGTTTTTTTAGAAACAATTCTATCTGCACCAATTAATTGTCTAAATTGTTTTATTGCTGTGCTATCTCCATGTGTAAATACATCTTGTGCTAAGTCATTAAAAAATCTTTGAGCTTTTCTTTTTTCAAGACCAGTTATTCCTGCTAAAGCTTTATTGGTAAATTTTGTAGAATCATATTTTCTAAATACATTTGTTATACCTGCACGTTGATAAAAATTCATTAAAGTTGCAAAGACATCATTAGCTCTGTATAATTGATCTTTTAATTGTTCAGATTGTTTTAATACAAAGTTTAAATCTGCATCAGCTGCTGCTTTACCAGATGTTTTAATTAAGTTTTCATAACCTTCTTTAAATACAGCATCTTTCATAAAAGTTTCTTTAGTAATATTTGCGCCAAACATATTTAAATCAGCTTCTAAAGCCTCTCTTATTTCCCATAATGTGGGTCTTATATTTTGATAAGTTGTTTCATCTATTGCTCTATTGAGCATTGTCATTACTCCTTTGTATTCCTTAGGAGTAATAAATTCATTAATACCATTTACATACCTAAAAAAATTTGCAAGTGGATCGCCCGTACGCTGGAGTTTTTCAATATCTTTTACAGGTAATGCTCCTAATGCGTCTGATGCAAGATTTTTAAGTTGTGGAAATTGTGCTTGTAGACCTTCAGTAAATTTTGCAGCAACTTCTTTTACTTTTTTAGTAGGAATGACTGTCGGGTTTCTAATTGACTCAGCTAAAGATTCAAAACCTCTGTAAGATGAATTAATTAAAGCAGAGTTTGCTTTAAAAGCTTCATCAGCTTGTTTAAAAACAGTCGCTGATAACAAACTTGTTTTCATTAGTGGTCCATAATTTAAAACGCTATTATTTAAATATTCTCTGCCAGCTTTTTGTTCTGCACCTTGTAAAGCTTCTCTACCTATACCTCCAATGAATGGAAATATACCAATAACCTTAAAAAAACTTTTAGATATACCACCTAATAAACCTACGTTTTCTCTCGCCGTCATAACTAATGGCAGCGGTAATCCTCTCTCAGATGCTATAGAAACTAATTCTTTTGAGTCTGGAGATTTTGCTCCAATCGATAACCTTGCAAGTTTACCAAACCCTTTAATAAAAAAGGGTGTTAATGTTGCAGCTCCAGCGTTCCATGCTAATGCAGTAAAGGTTGCATCCATCGCATTAGATAAAATATTAGTATTTACTTCTCTTGGTGTTTGATCTTTTAAATCTTCTTGTATTGCATTCATAGCGTATACACCTGCTGTTTCATTTAACATGTCGAATGTGACAGATCCTGCTCCAGCTCCAGCAGAGCCGCCTAAAACAGACAATATTTCTGTTTTGCCTAATGGACTATTTAATACTCTACCCACTGTTGGATCAGCAGCTCTAGCTAAAACTTTCAATGCACCTCCAAATAATTTAAATCTACCTGGTAATGTATTCGTTAAGTTGTCAGCCATATTTTTAAATTTATTTGTTCTAGCAAATAAACCTGTATATTTATTACCTGGTATTTTGGACTTTGCTTCACTAAATATTTTTTTTCTTCGTGTTACATATGGAGTGATACTTCCAATCAAATCACCTGCTAAAATGGCTTCACTTCTTCCCTCTAATTTACTTTGCTCTTGTTGTAATCTAACTCCTATCGGATTTTCTTGTGCAGCTTTAAGAGTTTGTATATCTCTTGTAGCTCCTTTTCTTTGTTGAATAATCACATCTGTTTTAGGTCCCTTAATAAAACCTTGATCTATTGCGTTATCTATTAAGTTTCTCTGTCTTTGATTTAACTTACTTGGATCTAAAGTTTTATTTTGAATTGCAGTTTCTATTTCTTGTAAAGTAGCCATTATAATTGTATATCTCCTAACCCTTCTTCTATTTCTTCTTTACTCAAATCTTCTGCTAAACCCTGTATTTCTTTTGCAGTCTCAAAAGGAACATATAAACCTAAATCTCTTAAGGCTTTAATAGTGCTTTCTAGTCCACCTCCTTCTCTAAACAATAATTCTTGTCTTCTAATATCTGCTTCTATTTGTGAGGCAATTGCTGAAATTGAATCTTTTACATCTTTTGATGATCTTCTAAATGAAATAATGTTTACAATTTCTCTAGCTGCATTAATATCTCTTTGTGTCAATCTATCTTGATCCTTAAACGTATTAGCAAGAGCGTATATTAATGTAACTTCTTGCACAGCAAGTCTTTCTTGTTCTGCTCCTGTAAGTCCAGAAAATTTTCTTACTTTTCCTCTTGCTTGAGTTAATAATTTATTTTTATTTATTGATTGTATTAATTTTGATTTTTCTGGTGCTGTTAATGTATCGTCTTCTCGTATTTTTTTTGCTTCATCGTTAAACAATCTGTCAACTAGTCCTTCAATTTGTCCTGTTTCTAGATTTGCAAAATCATCTTGTAATACTCTACCACCCGTTAATTCTCTAATTACACCAGTAAATCTTTTTAAAATTAAATCTCCTTTTAGTGCAGCACCGGCTTTTGGTGTTCTACCTTCAGCGTCCTCTTGATTTAAAGTTTTTAAAATATCTCTTGCAACTGCTAAAGCTGAATATTTATTACCTAGAGTATCTTGAATATCATATAATCTTTTATCTAAAGTTGATTGCTCTTTAAAATTTTCAAAATTACCAACAACTTGACCACCTATAACAACTGGACCTCTACCTATTGGGTCAAAAATTTCTCTGCCTGTATTTGGATCTAATCCACCAAATGTAGCTGCTGTTCCATCTTCTAATAAAACACCATTGTAATTTCTTATTTTTCCATCTACGCCTCTGACTTGTATTACTCCATATTTTTCTGGACCAGATCTTTGAGCTGCTTTATTTAAAAATGACATGTGTTCTAAAGCTGCCTCTAAAGAAGCTTCTCTTCTTCTAGCTCTTAACTCACCTTCTTTTAATTTTACAGTAACCAAGTTGTTTACTGCAGGGCCAAGTGCTTGACCAAATACTTCTAGAGCACCACCAATACCACTTCTAGTGGTTGTACCAGTTAATAATCCAGACGCTAAATTAGATAGAAATACTAATTTTGCTTGTGAACTTTGACCTTTATTTAATTCATCAAAATATTGTCTTGCCAATTTAATATTTTGATTAAATATTGTGTCGTCAGACGCACCACCAGTTTGAATTAGGTTCGCTGTAGATTTATTAATTTCTTGATCAGCAGCCTGTTGAATTTTAGTTTTTGGTTGTTTTACCTCAGGTTGTTTAGGTTGTTCTGCGACTGCCACTTTAGCTTGATCTCTTGGCTCACCAGGTAAAGTTGGACTTATTGTGTCGTCTTGTATTTTGTTTAAATCAGCTTCTCCTGCACCTGCATACTTTTCCTGAGCTAACTCATCACCTTGATTTCGTAAAGATGCAAGACTTTTTTCTACTTGTTTTCTTCTTGGAGATTTTTTAAATCCTTGTTCATCAGCTTTTGCAATTTCTGCCAACGTTATACCCTTCGTTTCTCCTCTTTTTGCTTTTCTTCTACCGGTTGCGCCAGGTTCTGGTCTGTCAAATAACCCTAATGGTTTACCTAAATCAGGGGACAATGCTGACATAGTTGTTCCAATTGGTTTTTGCTGAATGTAATCTTTTGCACCTAAGGCTGCTCTACCAGCTAAAGTTGTAAGACCAGCAACTCTTCCTATTGGTGTTGCGGAAATTAAACCAGCTAAACCATAATCAATGATAGGTGCTAAGGCACTCTCATCAGAGAGACCTAATTTTCTTCTACCTGCACCTATTATTGGAGCCAACCCTTCCATACCTATTAAACCTGCTGTGCCTGCTCCAGGCACAAATCTAGTTACTTTAGGATTAAAAAATTGACCTGGTCTTTGTATAAAAGATCTAAGATCACCAATTGCTCTTCTTGCAATATTAGGTCTTAAGGCAGGAACAGGTGTTCTTGGATTAATTTGTGGGTTAGGATTATTTATTGGTTGACCAACCATCACTCCTGTTTGTGCATGTAAAGGTTTTAAATAACCTTTTTTCAAAGCTGCTTTTCTAAATAATGGTCTATTTAATACTTTGTTCATAGTGCATCCTAACTACCTTGTATACCTTGGAAAGCTGTAAATGCACCTAAACCAGTTCCAACGGCTTGTGCTAAAGGACTTGGTTGTGGAGCTGTAACAGCAGTTATACCTGATTGTGATTTTGGTCCAGCAGCATAAATATTAGACAAAAATTCAGCTCTTTGAAATGGTTCAAAAGATTGTTGTAACTGAGTTTGTCTTTGAGCATCTAATGCTTGTTGAGCTAATTGTCTTTGTAATCCACCAGCTCCTAATAATTGATTGATGTCCTGTGCTGCCATCGCTTGTTGCTGTTGGCCAGCTCCTAACAATTGTTGTCCAGCACTTAAACCAACACGTTGTTGATCTTGTGCAGCGGCAAGAGCTGTATCAAATCCTCTAGCTCTAGATTTACCTATCTCCTCTAAGGCCCTTGCTTGTAACTCTGCTTGAGCAACACCCTCTCTACCACCACCAAATGCACCTGCCCGAATAGCTTGCTGTCCTAATCTATTTTGTGCAATTTGTGCTTGTCTTATTATTTCATCAGTTACAAAATCTTGAAAGGGGTTAAAATATTGCTGTATTTGTTGTTGACCAATAGGTGTAGCAGCCCCCAACAATTGACCTATACCTGCAGTCGTAGTTTGTCCACCAACTCCAGTTGTTCCGGCAGCCGTTAACCCTTGTTGTTCTAAAGCTCCAAAAGGTGCAACTTGAATCTCTGGTATTGCAACAGGTTTTTGTGCAACCTGTCTTGCAAGATCCATTAATTCTATTTTTCTTTCCTCTATACCAGGAGCTTCTCTTACAAAAGATGTTGTCGTTGTTGGAGCTCCACCCCCACCTGAGGGTGCAGAGGGCCTTGATCCACCGCCTAAAATATTACTAACAAAACTCATTTAATATCCTTTACTAATTGTACATGTTTTTTTTCCCAACCCCATTTTTTAGAAATTCTCTCCCAACCTGGTCTAGCCCAAACACAAATTCTTTTGCAATCATTTTGTTTTGCAAAATTTGTTAGGTGGTCAATTAAATTATCTTCCCATATATCTCTACGTGTGCCAGTGCAAATTACTATTTCAAATTGATTATAGTTTGGCATCACACCAATTCTTGTAACTGATATACCAAATACTTTATTTTGTTCATGTTCGTCATTTCCAAACATAATAAATAATTGCATTTGATCTGTTAAAAGTAATTCATAAAAATGTTTTGAATCTGCATACTGCCCTGAATATTGCAAAGCTTCTTTGATCATAAACTCAGCCAACGGCCAATATTTAGAAACATCTTTTGGCAGGACTGGTACTATGCTTACTTTTGGTTTAATTAATCGAGCTGTTTTTGCCATTTGCACCTTCTATTAAATCAAAGATTCTTTTGAATCTTCTTTGTTGTTCATAGAAGTATTGGGCACCTTTTTCTCTCATATCTCTCATACTGTTGGGATTACCACCAGCTAGGATTCCAGCACCTAATACTCCATCTGCTCTTGTTACAAACTCACCGTCTGCTAATTGAGCTAACATTGTATCCTCGTCTTTGTCTCCTTTACCTGATCCGTCTTCAACGTAACCAGAAGCTCTAACGTAATTGTTAGAATCATTTTCATCATGACTTACTTTTGATGGTAAATAATTTATACCACCTGTGTTAAATTTTTTTATTTCTGCTAATCCACCTTCTTTCAATGTTGTTTTCTCAACAGCATAAGGACCCATCATAAAATCTCCTTGATTTGCTGGATCAGCTTCTGGAATGTAAATATCATCAAACACTTTTTCTTGTCCAGTTGCAGGGTCAATATATCTAAACCCTCCTCTTTGTTCTCTAAGTCTAGCCACACCTACATTGTAAGTTGGTGTATAAATATCTTGTGGTTTTCTATCAAATGCCCCGCCTAAAAAAGTACCTATCGCTAAGGCTGCTCCAGCCTTAGATGGACTTAATTCAAACTCCTCTGTAAATTTACCGTCTTCAAATCTTTTTCTCATTAATAATTTTTGTAAAATATTTCTATTATCATCAGACTTACCTGATCCACTTCCAACGTTAACACCTCCTCTTGCTAAAATATCTTTAATAGTTTCTTGCGCTATACCTGTATCTCCAGTCTCTGCAAGTATTTGAGGATTAACTGCTTGTAATACGTTAGTGGGCTGTCCTTTAAAAAATTGTGGAATTATATTAGAAACTCCTGGTACCGATGTAAAAGTTGTAAATTTATCTGCTGCTGCCTGAAACCCAGGAATGTTTATAGCTGATCCACCAGATAGTAAACCCTTACCACCGTAATAGCCTGCAGTGGCTCCTGTTATTCCACCTAATATTCTGTTCAAGCCAGTAGCACCTGCCTCCTTATTTCTTTTGTACCCTTGATAACCACCAAGAGCAGCCAAAGCATAAGGTAAGAAATTCAACATTATAAATATACTCCTTTTAGATCTAAATTAGAAATATTACCATTTTACTTACCCAATATCAACTCATCCCGAAAAGTACCTGCATACTGATGTTCACCTACATGGCAGATCTCATCATTAACATAAGCATAACATTTGCCACCTATGTCTTTCCATAATTTACAAAAGGCAAAGTCTTCACCAAGATAAGTTTTTTGCACTGGGTCGTGTAAAGTATCAAAGAAATTCCACATATTTGGCTTAGTCACCATTTCACCGTTAATAACTGTTTTTTGCACTATACTTTTATCTGGATAAGCTTTTATTAATTTATCAAAAACTGACCTCTTTATTAACATACAGCCTGTGGGGCTATGAGTTACTTCTATAATACCATTTTTTACTTTAATATTTTTATCATCAGGAACTCGCATCGGATAAGAATTCATAGATTGAGATAATTGTTTACTAGATTTAATTTTACCTTGTTTAATTTCTTCAAAAGCTTTATCCCACAAGAATGTTTTTAAAGGGTAAGGTATAGATATAATATCTTTATCAGCTTCTAATAAATTAAATATAGAAGTAGGTCTAACGGCTATATCAGAGTCAATGAATAAAAGATGTGTACAATCAGAACTTAAAAAATTTGCTACACACAAATTACGACCTTGAGTTACTAACGATGATTTCATTAATTCAAATTTAATAGCCGTCTTTTTTAAAGAGCATAATCTTGATAATTCCAACAATGATTGCACGTAATGTAATGTAACATCTGAGTGCACAGGTGTTGCAACAAATAGACTAAAAGGTGACTCCCCTTGTTTTCTTAAAATCATTAATGGTTTTACTGCATCTTCAAAAGGCACTCTGTCTTCTATTCTATCTGGCACGTAAAGCTCCTTCTAAAAAGTTTTTCCATTCTTGACCTTTCTTTTCCCAATTATAAAATCTTTGAAAATATCTTTGTTGATCGTTAAGTAAATTTTGTATTTGCTGTTCATGTAAATACGAAGATGCTGCATCTATTGCATGGGCAAATTGAATTGCCATGTCTTTTAGGTCATTTGAATAATTTACATATATAGGCCACTCTGCACACGTCTCATATAATGCACCAAAGTTAGTTACTATACAATGTAAACCTGCAGACAAAGCTTCTAATGCTGATATGCAAAATGTTTCTTCAAAAATACTAGGGTATACAAATAAATGATAGTCTTGCATTTTATTTAATATTTCTTCATTAGGCACATAACCAATGTAATTAACATTAGGTAGTTTTTTTGCTAGTTCATAAAGTGCTGTAAAATGATCATCATTATTTTTAGAAAATTCAGATCCATAAACATCACAGGATGAGTAAACATCTAAAGTTACATTAGGATTCTTTACTAACTGCATAGCTCCTAATAACACGTTTAACCCTCTCCAAGGTGTGCATTGATGAATAATTCTTATCGGATCACCTTTTTTATAAATTCTTCTTTGAGGAAAAGAGCTACAACCATTTTTAATAACCATGGATCTCTTTGAAGGTATATTAAAAAAATATCTAAATTTTTCGTAGTTCCAATGACTGTTAAACACATACCAATCATAATCATTATGTCTTCTTTGATCACCAAAGAATTCCTGTAGATTACCTTGATCGTAAGAATTTTTTTGCCATAACAAATTAATTTTATTGTTACTCAAAGGGACCTTACCTGGTATGGATGTGCATATTTGAAATTGATCTAATAATTCTTTGGGGCAGTGCTTTTGTAAAAGCTCCATTTGTATTTCTGTCCCACCTCTTGCTTCCATATTTTTAATGCTGATGTAAATTTATTGCTGATTGTTCCTTTAACAAAGGTGTCAAAAAAATATCACGTCTCATTCTTTTGTTTTTCCAGCTAATGTCAATCTTGTAACTGTAATTTCTAAATCTTGCCTAAAATCCTCTGCAGTAGTATCAGTGTTTGGATCTGCTACATCAGCGTCAAAAGCAGCTTTATTTTCATAAATTTTTCCAGTTCTTTTATGCTTGATTATTTCTTTAGCTTCAGCTGGTATTGTTTTAATCTCTGTCATCATTACCCCAAGGTTTTGCTTCAATCATATTAAAGGCAATAGCATATTTTGGACCTTCCTGCAAGAAACCTGTTCCATGAATTAAAGGTGCGGACCAGACAGCTATGGTGCCTACTTTTGGATAAATTTCTAAATTCAAATCAGGAAATTTTAAAGGAGTGCTGCTTTCACTTAAATACAAAATACCACTTACACTGGCTGGCATATGATCATGAAAAGTGGTATTTTGACCTTTTTCTAACTTAATACCCCAAGCCTCATTTAAAAACCCAGAGGGTATAGCATACGGTAATCCTTCTAAATTATTTTTTAAAACATTTATAAATTCTTGATCTTTAATAAAAAGTTTCCAACTTGTCATTCCACCCTTTACGTTAGTTCTTGCAGATAGATCATTTACATTTTTATCAATTTTTTCTTTAAAATAATTTAAGTTAATATTTTCTGCAACACATTCATAAAGAAAAATAGGAATGGGTACTTTTTTTTCAATTATCTTTACAACTTTCATCTTCCCTGACCCCTATATTTTTTTTTATTATGACTTTTATTTGGTTTTTTTGCATGACGACCAGGTCTTTTTCTTCTTGTACGTTTATGATAGGTGTTAACACCAAACTTAGGAGCTTTACCCATTTTCTTGTGATCTATCTAAAAGGGCATATGAAACCATGCCTTGTATCTCATTAGCAGTGCCAGCTGTCATCTTTAAAATATCGCTAGCTTCTAACACCAAAGTTTTTTCAATTATATTTTCAGTTGCTGCCCCGGTTACAGGCTGATTAAATATTCTAAAGGTAGCTCCTGCAGATGTATCTGTAAATTGCACATTTAAGTTAACTGCACCACTAGATCCATTATTAATTTGTATTTGTTTTATTAAAATTGTTGCGTCTGATGGGCATGTTAAAACAGAAATAGTGTCAGTTGTAGTTAAATTTATACCTTGATTTTTGTATTGTATAGTCATGTAATAAACCAATTAAAACTATCTTGTTCGTTTTTTATATCTTTTTGAAATGAAAAGTTCAATTGATTTTTTAAAGTATCAATAGCTTCTATTATTTGTCTTTGATTAGAAACTTCATAATCTTGTTTTGGTTCTGGAATGTAAGCTGTAATTTTTGCCATTATCTCATACCATCAGGTTGTACGTCTGCTCTAAATGTTCCATATCTCCAAGACTGATCAGTAGACGTGTTTTCAACTTTTAAGCTAGCAAATCTAGCTCTAGCCCTTGTATCTACTTTTTGAGTAGCACTAGTGATTGTAAATGGTCCTAATGGTGACGAGGCCTCGTCATCAACAGGAAAGTTTTTTAATAAAATTGATATTTTAGCGTCACCTGTAATGGCTTTAAAATCAGGTATGAATCTTCTCATGGACATAAAAAATTCACCGTCAGCCCCTGATACATTTAAATCAAAATCACCACTTTGAATAAAAGCATTTATAGCAGTTTTATTACCAGACGCATCCACTTGGTTTGTTCCTATTTCATGGGCATAATATGTCGTGGCACCATTAATATTTGTGCCACCTACAATAGTTGGAAATGTTGGTGTTGCTGTATCATTAAATTCTGTTGCGTATGGGTTATCAAATAAAGTTGCGTCATACCAAGTTGTTCTTGCTAATGAGCCAGTGGTCCACGTCTGCTCATCATAATTATAACTTACAACCCTATCAATTTTCGTAGATCCATTTTTAGGATAAAACCAATTTATTTCAGAAAATAAATTATTTACACCTGCTGAAACTATCTCACCAGAGTTATAATTTATTCCTAGACT